GGTGCTAGAGGTGAGCGTGGGTTCCAAGGTCTTCAAGGCTTACAAGGCCTGCAGGGCATGATGGGTGAACGTGGCCTGCAAGGCATGATGGGTCAAAGAGGTCTGCAAGGCCTGCAAGGTCTGCAAGGCATGATGGGTCAAAGAGGTCTGCAAGGTTTACAGGGTGAGATGGGTCTGCAGGGCTTACAAGGATTACAAGGCTTACAAGGGCTTATGGGTCAACAAGGTCTCCAAGGCTTGCAAGGTTTACAGGGTTTGATGGGCGCACAGGGTCTGCAAGGCCAACGAGGATTCCGTGGACTTCCAGCTAGGTTTGGGAGATTTGGTTAATGGCCAAATCAAAAAAGAACTGGATTCCTAAAAACCTTAAAAAAGGAGCCTTACGTAAAACGTTAAAGGTGAAAGAAGGTGAAAACATTCCTTTGTCGAAGCTTAAGAAAGCGGCAGAGGGTGGTGGTAAAACAGCTAGGCGAGCTCGGCTTGCGTTAACATTTCGGAAAATGAATAAACGCAAATAAATGGATGCGGTCGCCATAGCACAGTATGTTTTTAAAAAACTCAACGATTTTGAGAACCAAGCCGTAGATCTCCTGGCTGGTGGAAATATCAAAACCATTGAAGAATATCGATACGTTATGGGTGAGTTATCAATGCTTCGCACCCTACGTCAGGACTTAAGAGAAGCATTGCAAATGCAAGGAGACGACTTCGATGAGTAATCTGGAACTTCCAGATACCGTCGCGAAACACCCGTCCTTAAAGGACGCATACACAGAACCAGAGAATGTAGTACTGGACCCTTCTTTACTGGATAAATCTCTTCTAGAACGTATGCCCGACCCTGTTGGTTGGCGCCTATTGGTGCTGCCTTACATGGGAAAGGGGGTTACCGATGGCGGTATTGTTTTAACGCAGCAAACAATGGAGCGGGAAAATCTCGCCACCATGGTGGGGTATGTGTTGAAACTTGGCCCCTTAGCTTACCAAGACGATAACAAATTTGCGGGTATCCCTTGGTGTCAAAAGGGCGATTGGGTATTGGTGGGGCGTTATGCAGGCGCTCGATTCTCGTTAGAGGATGGAGAAGAAGTACGCATCATCAATGACGATGAAGTGATCGGGACGGTTTTAAATCCCGATGACATTAAATCGGTTTAGGAGGGCATCATGGCAGAAGAATCTTTATCGGAAGCTTTGTCCAATCTGAATGATGAGCAGATTGATAAAGCCGCGTTACCTGAAAACAAACGCGTTGAAGAGGATGTTTCAGAAGAATCAACTTATGTGGAACTGACAGAAGAAGAGGCGGAAAGTCTTGCGCCTGTAACTGACGATTCCATTCAAGAGGATTTTCAACCAAGCGAGGAAGTTCAATCAGCTGCTGACGAATTGTCAGAAGCTGACAAAAATACTCGGTTGGCTCAGAACCGTATTAATCAAGCGGTTAAGCAAGCGAAAGATTTTCAGCGACGTGAATTGCAGGCGCTTCAATACGCTAAGCAATTGATGGAGCAAAATCAGAATCTTTCGAATCAGTTGTCCCATAGCCAGAATTCGGCGGTAGTAGACCAGCTTAAGGTTCAGGAAAATTATACCGACGAATTTGAAAATCGTGTGGATGCTCAGGCGGATGCAGCTAAGTCATCTTTGCAAAAAGCTTATGACAGTGGTGATCAGGATGCGTTAGTGGAAGCGCAGCAGTTGCTGGCGCGTGCTGAAGCTGATCGCAGTTCGCTGAATCAGTACAAGCAACAGTTGGACGATTATAAAAAGAATCTTGAAGTTTATAACGCCCAGCAACAGGAACTGGCTCAACAAGCGCAGCAGATGCCACAACAGCAGACGCCTCAACAGAGTCAGCAACCTGTTTACAGCGAGCCTTCAGATAAGGCGAAAAAGTGGGCAACGGACAACGAATGGTTCGGAACGAATAAGGGTTTGACCAACGTTGCGTTCGAAGTTCATCAAGAGTTGGCTCAGAGCGGCATTGACACTGAATCAGACCAATACTATTCTCAACTGGATAATGGGATTAAACGGAAAGTTTCTGAATTAACAAATTCTTTTAATCCTAATACAAACGCAGGAAATGGCAGACAACCCGTCCAAACTGTCGTCTCCACTACGCGCACAACTGGAAATGGACGCAGTCAAAATGATCGTAGGATTGAATTGACTCCAAGTGAACAGCAGTTAGCTCAACGCTTAGGGGTTCCATTCAAAGAATACGCGAAACAGAAAATGAGGTTACAGCAATCATGAGCGAGGAAATTCAAGGAGATGAGAGTACAGCCTCGAGTTCGGGTACTGATCGTAGTTCCCGTAGCGATGATACTCGAGAAGCGACTACTGCTCGTCAACCATGGAAGCCCCCGCAATTGTTGAATGCTCCTGATGCTCCTCCTGGGATGCGGTATCGCTGGATACGTACTCACATCCGTGGAGTAGAGGATCGCACCAACGTTCACATGCGTTTACGTGAAGGTTATGTTCCGGTGAAGCCTGAAGAAGTGCAGGGGTCCGAACTCCCCACCATTACGGAAGGTCAACATGCTGGGACTGTCGGTGTTGGCGGTTTAATTCTGGCGAAAATTCCAGAAGAAACCGTTGAGGAGAGGAATGCTTATTACCATAAGATGACCGATCAACAAATGAATGCGGTAGATAATGACCTTATGAGAGATGAGCACCCGGCGATGCCAATCAGTAGAGAGCGGAAGAGCCAGGTGACTTTTGGCAGCCCTAAGAAGAATTAGTCTTGGGGTTTTTATTTTGATTGTGGTCTAGGAGACATAAGCAATGGCTAATAATGACGCTGCTTTTGGTTTCCGCCCAGTGCGTATGATAGGGGGAGCTTACGACTCCAGTGGTCAATCTGAATATCGTATTACTACGTCTACGGCGACGTATACGACTAAGATTTACCAAGGAGATATCGTTACTCAGGGTACAACCGGAGTAGTGACTCGTATTGCACGCGCAGATGGCGGAAGTGCCACAAGCGATATCATTGTGGGTGTTTTTAATGGGTGTTTTTATACAGACCCCACGACTAGCACTCCAACCTGGAGCAATTACTGGCCTGGCAACGCTGCCACAGATGCTGTTGGCTTTTTCGTGGACGACCCTATGGTCGTTTTTGAAATACAAGCCGACGCAGCATTTCCTGTGACGGATTTGTGGGGTAATTTCGACATCGTTGACCAATCCACTGTGGGTGATACCACCAGTGGGCGCTCCAACGTGGAACTCGATGTCAGCACGGGTGCGACAACGGCAACTTTGCCGATGAAAGCACTTAATATTTCTGGTGATCCAGAGAATTCTGATACGTCAGCAGCAAACACGAACGTGTATGTTGTGATTCAGAATCACCTGTTTGGTCAGAAACAAGTCGGCTTGGCTTAAAGGAGGGTTGAGATATGGCTATTAGTCGCGCACAACTCGCCAAAGAGCTTGAGCCTGGACTCAATGCTCTTTTCGGGATGGAGTACGCTCGGTACGAGAACGAAACTGCGGAGATTTTCGACACAGAAAGTTCTGATCGTGCGTTTGAAGAAGAAGTTCTAATCATTGGTTTTGGTAATGCGGCAGTGAAGACGGAAGGCCAAGGTGTTGACTATGACAGCGCCAACGAAGGCTTTACGGCTCGCTATACGCACGAAACCATTGCGTTGGCTTTCGCTCTAACTGAAGAGGCTGTTGAAGACAACCTGTATGACCGCTTGGGCGCTCGTTACACGAAAGCTCTGGCACGTAGCATGGCACACAGCAAGCAAGTTAAAGGTGCTGCTGTCCTAAACAATGCGTTTAGTTCCAGCTACACAGGTGGTGATGGCGTTTCTTTGGTGAATACTTCACATCCGTTGGCGGGAGGTGGGACTTTGTCCAATCGCCCAAGCACGTATGTGGATTTAAATGAAACAGCTTTGGAAAGTGCCTTGATCACGATATCGACCTTTACCGATGATCGAAGCATGATCCTTGCTCTGCAAGGTACGAAGCTTGTTGTTCCTCCGCAATCGCAGTTCGTTGCCGATAGGCTGATTGAAACTCCTGGCCGTCCAGGTACAGCAGACAACGACATCAATGCAGTGCGGAACATGGGGCTTCTCCCACAGGGTTACACAGTTAATCATTTCCTCACGGATACGGACGCATGGTACGTCCTGACTGACTGTCCTGATGGTTTGAAGCACTTTGAGAGAACTCCGATTAGCACCTCAATGGAAGGGGATTTCGATACGGGCAATGTTCGATACAAAGCTCGTGAGAGATACTCTTTCGGATGGAGCAACCCGAGAGCTATCTACGGTTCATCAGGCGGTTGATGTGAAGTGAAAGTGATGGCCTTCGGGCCATCGCTTTATTTCTGGGAAAAACAGCCCTAGCGACTGACCCAGCAGACGCTTACGAAGACTCTAGGGCAAATCCTTTCGTAAGGAGGTAATGAAGTGGCTCAGACTACTTTTTCAGGTCCGGTTCGATCTCTTGGCGGTTTTATCAGCGCAGGCTCGACGAGTTTCGTTAGCTTGACGGCTGATACCACTATTACAGTGGCGGCGCATGCAGGCAAGATATTGCTTTGTAATGATGCCGATGGCGTATTCACGTTGCCTAGCATTGTGACAACCACTCCAACTGATCCTACTGACCCAACCCAAACTAATAACTTGGGGATGACTTTTACATTCGTGGTGGTTACAGCTGCGACGGATATGGACATTAAGACCGATGGCACCGATAAGTTTCTTGGTATGGTGTATACCGGGATTACCACGGCAGCCACAGGTAAGACGTGGGTTTCAGATGTTTCTTCTAACGATGTCATTACGCAAAACGGTTCCACCCAAGGCGGTGTCGCTGGCAGTTATCTACGTATAACGGCAATTGCTAGTGCGAAGTATTTTGTTGAAGGAATGTTGCTTGGTTCTGGAACGATTGCTACACCGTTTGCTGATGCATAATTCTGGAGTGAAATAAGATGCCATCACGAATTGTAGGCGTTGATGTAAAAACAGCGACTGCGACAGCGGATGCTGCTCTTGTAGCGCATCCTTGTCGGCTACGTGGACTGATTGTGGCGGGTGGATCTTCTGATGGCTCGGTCGTTTTTTACGACCATGCCAGTGCAGCTTCTGGAACGGCTATTTTAACGATTGCTGTTAATGCTAATACCAATGAGACATTAAACATCCCTGATCAAGGGGTGTATGCGTCGAATGGTGTTTATGCAGATATCACTAATATAGATCGTGTCACTGTCTTCTTTTGCTAGGAGATTAAATGGCTACATCAGGGTCCAGAGACTTTGAACCAGACGTTGCGGAGTACGTAGAAGAAGCATTCGAGCGTTGCGGTCTTGAGTATCGTACGGGATACGACGGGTATACGGCCCGTCGTTCCCTGAATTTGTTGTTTGCTGATTGGGCCAACCGTGGCTTGAATCAGTGGACGATTAATAACACCAATACGGCGCTCACCAAGGGTCTGACATACGTTGATCTAGATGCGTACACCATCGATGTGCTGGACGTAGTGTTACGTCGGGCCAATGATGATGGAACGGATCGTGATTATCAGTTGTCGCAAATTGGTCGGGCTGAATATTGGAATATTCCGTCGAAATCAACTGAAGCACGTCCGACTCAGTGGTTCTTGGACAAGCAAATTACGCCCAGGTTGTATTTCTGGCCTGCATCGGAAAATGCGACGGATAAGTTGTACATGAATCGACTGATTCGTATTGAAGATGCGGATGCAGCGATCAATACGGTGAATATGCCGTTCCGGTTCTACCCGTGTTTGGCGGCAGGCTTGGCATACTACATTGCCATGAAACGAGCTCCTGATCGCATAGAGTTTTTAAAGAGTGTTTATGAGGAAGAATTTGCTCGAGCAAGCGATCAGGATGAAAGTCGTGCTTCATTGATGGTGGCACCTGCTTTGCGGAGTTATAAGAGGGCTTAATGGCATATGCATCTGGCAAGTTTGCGATTGCCATCTGTGATAGATGCGGATTTCGCTTCCCTTACCTAACTCTTAAAAAAGAATGGACAGGCTTTCGTGTCTGTTCTGAATGTTTTGAGCCTAAGAGTCCTCAATTAGAGCCTGTACCTTACACGGCAGATCCTGAAGCGTTACGTAATCCACGTCCTGATGTCAGTACAACGGCAGGTGAAGGGTTGGTACGTACGTTTGATCCTAATGCGATGACGACAACAACAGGCGATTCCATTGGTTATGCCTTTGCTGGCTTAGCGGCAGAGGGTGAGGTGGGAACGCTGACGGTGACTACAACATGAGCTTTACTTACGACAGTTTAAAAACAGCGATTCAGGATTATTGTGAAAGTGCTGAAACCACTTTCGTGACGAACCTCCCTGTTTTTATCAAAGAAGCTGAAGAACGTATTCTGAAGACGGTTGAGTTAC